CGCGGCACGGAATCAAACCGCTTCCGCACATCGCTGCCTTACATTGTCAGCGATATTAGCAACACGCTAAACCGAGGCGCCAGGCGCCGGTTGATGGGATTTGCTCGATGGCTCTACACCAACAACGGCATGGTGCGCGGTGCGGTCAACGATGTCAGCCGCTATGCACTAGGGACTGGGCTCAAGCCTCAGAGCCAAGCAGGCGAAGCAAGCAAGGCTTACGAAGATTATTTTGCTGAGTGGTCAAAGGTTTGCGATGTTGCAGGCCAATTCAATTTCGCGCAAATGCAGCGCCTAGCGTCCATTCGGATGGACGTTGACGGTGACATTGGTTTCTTGATGGTTGGCCGCCAAGACGCGTTTCCACAACTGCAACTTGTCGAATCGCACAACATCTTGAGCGAGGGGCCGCAATATTACGGCGAAGGCCATGACGGCGTGAAGGTGTCACCCGCTGGCCGCCCTACTGCCTACACGGTCAAGGATGGCGATGATTACCGCTCAATTAGCGCCAACAATTTCATTTTGGTTTATGACCCTGACCGCGTTGCGCAACTTCGCGGCGTGTCAGCGCTCACCCACGCCATTGACCACATCAGGGACGCCATTGATATTTTAGAGTTTGAAAAGGTTGGCGTGAAAATGAATAGCGCCATCGGCATGGCCATCACCACCCAAGGCGGCATTGCTGACGATGGCACAAGCCTAATTGAAGACGGTTATGGCGCCGCTGATACCGGCACGGTGCCATGGGACACCTTCCAAGCCGGTATGGTGCCACGCCTCAAAATTGGTGAATCAATCGAAAGCTTTGCCAGCAACAAGCCATCGCCGGCATTTACTGGCTTCCTCGAATACCTGATTCGTGACGTGGCTTTGGGTCTTGGCGTGCCTTACGAATTCGTGGTGGAACCCTCAAAACAAGGAACCGCCTCAAGGTTCATCCTAGAAAAAGCCGCCCGCCGATTTGAAGAGCGCCAAGACCTTCTAACCTCTCGTTTTTGCAACCGCGTTTGGGGCTGGGTTATTGCCCGCGGCATTAAGCGCGGCGACCTGCCGCCCAGTGAAAACTGGTGGCGCGTTAATTGGCAGGCACCAAAGAAAATCACCGTTGACCTTGGCCGCGAAGCGCGCGCCAACCAAGACGCCATCAAGATGGGCCTGCGCACCATGCGTGAGGATGCAGGCGAACGCGGCCACGATTGGCAAGAAATGCGCGACCAGGTAGAGCGCGAAGCAAGCGACTTGTTGAGCCGCGCCAAACGCCTGGCTGATGAATACAGCGTCTCAATGGAAACAGCCTTGCACCTACTGAGCCAGCGCACACCTAACCCTGTTTTTAATAATGAGAGCGAAATTGACGCATAAGTTGGCCAACGAGCCATGGGCCATTCGCCCAGACTATCATTCCACGCTCGTGGAGGCCGCCCATGCGTATCACTACGACGAAGAGGACGGCGGGCCATACGAGCCACCAACGCCCGAAGAGGTAGACGGCATTGCAATCATCCACATCCATGGACCCCTGGGCAAAATGCTCACCGATTGGGAGCTCATGTTTGGGATGACGGATTACGACGACATCGCCACCCAATTGGCCGAGGCAGACGCCAACCCGAATGTCAACGCCATCTTGCTGCACATTGATTCACCTGGCGGCACTATCACTGGCTTGCCAGAGCTTGCCGCCAAAATGCGCCGCGTTGAAAAACCATTGGTTGCATACACGGAAGGCACCGCCGCAAGTGCGGCCTACTGGATAGCAAGCCAGGCCGACAATGTGTTGCTCAGTCAGAGCGCCGAGGTTGGCAGCGTGGGCGTATACATCGCCTTGCTCGACCAAAGCGAATACCTCCGCAACCAAGGGCTGCGCGTCAACGCCATCGCCGCTGGCGACAACAAACTTGATTACGCCGACTTCAAACCATTGAGCGACGAAGCGCGCGAGCGCCTGCAAGCAAACGTCAACAAATGGCACGAGCGATTTAAGGGCGATATCAACATTAAGCGAAACGTGCCAGACGCATCAATGACCGGCCAGGTATACGAGGGCATGGAAGCCATCGAGGCCGGCCTAGCAGATGGAGTCGTGGACGACCTAAACGATGTCATCGCCCTAATGACCAACCTTTAAACAATCACCAATAGAACCAATGAAAACCATCCTTGATTTAGTTAAAGCCAACGTGGAGCTCACTAGCCTATCGGGCAAACTGGAAGCCGCCACCGAGGCAAACAAAAACCTACAGGCAGAGATTGAAGGCGCGGCAGCAAGCCACGCCGAAGAAATCGCCAAACTTGGCGCACAACACGCCGAGGACATTGAAGCGCTTGAGAGCAAAATCAAGCTGCTTGAAGAAGCCAATCTACTTCTTGAGGAGCAAAAGATGAGCGCAGCAGACAAGGCGGTTGAAATCGCCGCATCTGTTGGCGTTGAGGCACCAGTTGAAGAAGCAACCGAAGAGCCGGCGCCAGAGGCAAACATGGAGACTCTATGGCATCAATACAATGCCATTGAAGACCGCCAGGAGCGCCGCGCTTTCTACCTCAAAAACATTAAAGAAAGACTATAACAAATGGCCAATACACTTGGAGGCATTAACATTGCCCAAATTAGCGAACAGTCGCTTGATTATCTCTCAACTCAGTTCCACCCGCTCCGCGCATTCTCTCGCGATTTCAGCGATGATATCAGCGGCGCTGGGGAGTCTGTCACCACTCGCGTGCCTTCCAGCATGACCGCCAGCGACTTGTCGACCGGCTATGCTGCAACGGATGTTACCTCAACCGCCGTCACCGTGACCTTGAACAAGTTCAAGGGCTACAGCATGGCTTTCACTGACATGGAAGTCAGCAAGGCTGGTAACTTCGACTGGCTCTCTAGCGTGTTCTTGGCGCCTGCTCTGGAAGTCACCCTTGACGCCGTAATGGACGACTTGCTCGCCCTGGTGCTAAACGCAAACTTTAGCGCCAACGAGGTCATCACTGCCGCCAACTTCGACGTTGACGAGGTGGCCGACCTGGCAGCCGACTTGACCACCGCCAAATGCCCCAAGAGCGAGCGCGCGTTGATTCTGCCGCCTTCCTATTACGCCAGCATCCAAAAGGATGCCATTGTGCAAGATGCCTCCAGCTACGGCACCCCAGCCGGCGTGCAGGAAAATGCAGCGCAGCGCGTGCATGGTTTCAGCCTCTACGAATACACTGGAATCCCAGCCAACGGCGAAAACCTGGCCGCCATCGCGCTGCACCCTTCCGCGCTGTGTTTGGCCGCTCGCCAGCCTGCTGCACCTGCTGATGGCAGCGTCCAGGTTTCCGACATCGTTGACCCTTCCACTGGGCTGCCTATCCAGCTCCGCACCTGGTATGACAACACCGCCGGCAAACACTACTTGTCCATGGGTGTGCTCTACGGTGTGGCAAAGGGTAATGGTGCCGCATTGAAACGCATTAAGTCCGCGTAAGTTAGGCTTATGGCAAACGCACTCTCAAGCGGCGTCTATTTGGAAGCAGTAAGCGAGCAAATGCTCGACTTGCTATCCTCCAACTTTTTCGCCTTTTCGCTTGTGAGTCGCAACTTCTCAACCGAAGTCAGGGAGCGCGGCGACCGCACAGTGACCCGCGTTCCCACTTCGGTCACAGTTAAAGACTTGTCTACTGGCTACAGCGCCAGTGATGTAACAAGCACGGCCATTGAGATTGAGCTTAACAAGTTCAAGGGCTTCTCGATGGCGTTTACTGATTTTGAGATTTCAAAACTCAAGAGCTCGACCATTCTAGAGCGCACTTTTTTGCGCCCTGCAATCGATGCCACCGCAAAAGCGGTCGCCGACGATTTGCTTGGCCTTATTACGCCCGCCGCTTTCAGCGCCTCCCAAGTCAGGACTGCCGCCAATTTTGACAGTGATGATTTGGCAGACGCCGGCAGCACATTAACAAACAATGGTTGCCCACGGTCATTAAGGACCGCGATGCTCAACCCGTCTTACACAGCGAGCCTTAGCAAAGACGGCGGCATCATTGATGCCAGCGCTTACGGCACAGCGCAGCCAATCCAAGAAGGCGAGCTTTCAACCATTCACGGTTTTGGTGTGGCCGAATATCAAGACATCCCGACCGGTAACAACCTGCAAGGATTTTACTGCCACCCAAGCGCGCTATGTATCGCTGCGCGACAAATCGGGCGCCCGCTGTATGGCAACGTTGAAGTCATCGACAACATAGAGCCGCGCACTGGGCTGCCATTTCAGACCCGAAAATTTTACAACCCAACCCTGGGCAAATGGTTTCTAACCGTGGGCATCCTCTACGGATGCTCAATTGGCAACCAAAACGCACTCATCAGAATCACCGACCAATAAATAAACCATGATATTCAAGACTTCATTCACGATAGGATTTTTGCCTGACGGTTCACCTGAGCTTATCGCTATGGGTGACGCCGACAAATGCAAGGCTGCCTTTATTGCTGAACGCGAAAACCCGTCTGGAAAATACAGCGGCGTTAGTGTTTACAGAAAGCCACCTTATTGGAAGCGCGCCGACCTCAAGGTTGACGTATCCGCGCCAAAAGCCAAGGCCAAGAAAAAGGCCAGCGCCTAATTTGCTGCCACCGTTCGCTAGGTCACCACACCCCACACCC